TTTTGGAGTTACGGATGCGATAACGAAATGTGCCTTACAAAAGAAGAGTTTGCGGAGTTTGCCAAGCTGTATGAACAGGATATGCGCTCATTTCTGACTCCTTATCGCAGAGAAATCGGATACCACGAAAATTGGTCGTGGGCGGAATGCGGCTCAACCTGTTTTAATGGTGTAAGCAGTATGGCTGAGCTGGTTGAGTCAGAAGGAGATAAGATAATTTCTTGGGAGTGATGCTAATGAGAGAATACATACCAAAGGACTGGAGGTGTGATCCGAGCCGGTGGCAGATGATGATACACTATTGCCGCGGCTACCCGAAATGGAAACAGGAGATCAGCGATATAAAGCTTGCGTACCGGGCGTCGGGGCAAGGTGCAAGCGGAGGCGGTGATGTGTCGGAGGTTGAGAGGAAGGTCGAGCGGATGTCTCAGCTTACGGAGAGCGTGGAAATGATAGAGAAATGCTGCCGTGAGGCAACAGAAAATAAGCCGTACGTTTTTCCCTCCCTGCTTTTGAGCGTGACGCAAAAAATCCCGCTTGACGGCATAAACAGCCCCGTAGGGCGCAAGCAGTTAAGCAGGTATCGTAAAAGGTTTTTCTTTTATCTCGATGCCGAGCTTCAGAAAAAGAACATAATATAAAACAACACAGTGACGAATCCTTTGTTTGCAGACGCGTGATTCGTCACTGTGGGCAGGAACGGACAAAGCCCGTCCGCTCCTTATTCTACACAAACATTTTAATTTTGTCAATAAGGAGACTTAAAATGAATATCTATGAAGCAAGAATAAGGTTAAGTTACTGTGAGGAGTTTGCGCAGGAGTATATTGCGCTTATCAAGAAACAGGCGGAAGCGGCCGCGGATAAGGTCGCGGATAAATACGGCAGCGAAGCAAAGGACGAGATCATGAATTCTATGGCGGAGTATATAGAATACGCGCTGAGGGTACTTTTGCAGAAAAAAATATAAAAAATTTTCAAAATGTCCCCAACGGGGCAAAAAAAGATGATATTTTAATATCATAGAAATTTGCGACAGCGAGCGAAAGCCCGCTGTTTTTTAATAATAAATTTCTACTGGGTGAAGTATGAACAGATACGAGGTAAAGCGCAATAATAAATACCGGCTCACGGCAAACAGACTTATAAGAAGTCGCCCCGATCTTGAAGAACTGAGAAACAGTAATTGCAAGATAGCCTATCTCTCCTCTCAGCAGGAGAAGAAGAAGGGAAACGGTCAGAAGCTTATATGCGGAGAGTGCATAAAGGTCTCTGACAGTATGCAATGGATATGTCCTTATGACTTTATGATTGTTATATATGAGCCGAATGTAGCGCAATTCACCGAAGAACAAATCGAGATATTGCTGTGGCACGAGTTAAAGCATATAGGATTCAAGCCCGATTCCGAAGAGGAAGAATATTACATTGTGCCGCACGATTACGAAGAATTCAGGGAGATAATAGACGAGTGCGGGCTTGAATGGAATGAGACGCCGTGGAGAGACACGAGATAGGTGATTTATTATGCCGAGAGGAGACAATCCAAACAGCCGAAAGAACTTAGCTAAGGGAAAGCCTTTTACCGCCGAGACGGCGAGGGAAGCAAGTAAAAAGGGGCTTGCTACGCAGAAGTATAACGCGAGCTTCAGAGCAGCGGGTAAAGACCTGCTCACGGATGAAGAAATGGCAAAGATGTGGAAGGCTATGATCCAGAGGGCAAAGAACGGAAACATAACCGCATTCAAGACCCTTTTTGAGGTTATGGGCGAGGGTCAGATCATAGAGAACAACGGAGAAATCAGAATAGCATACCTTGTGAAGCAAGACCCGCCCGAGAAACCGCCTGCGGAGATAGAGGAAGAAAATGAGTGATATATGGAGACCTCAGCCCAAACAGATAATCGCTCTGCGGTGCTGGCAGGATGAAGCGCTTTACGGAGGCAGCGCGGGCGGAGGAAAAACGGATTATCTGCTTATGGACGCGCTCAGGCAGATAGAGATTCCAAACTACAAAGGCGTTATCGTTCGTAAAACATTCCCGCAGCTCAAGGAGGTTATAGAGAGGTCGAGGGTGCTGTATAAACAGATATGCCCGACGGCTACATATAACGGCACGGATCATCAATGGCATTTCCCCTCGGGATCCTCGATTTCATTCAAACAGGTGCGGTCATCCTCCTATGTTACGGACTGGCAGGGTCAGTCTTACGATTTTCTCGGCGTGGATGAGCTGACGCATTTAACCTTACAGGAATATTTATATCTCCTATCCCGAAACCGTCCGAGCGGAGGCGGAACAAAGACTTATGTGCGGTGCACGGCAAACCCCGGCGGTGTGGGTCACGGCTGGGTAAAAGCCCGGTGGCACATCGGTACAAAGCCTCCGAATACTACGATATGGACTAAATCAAAGGTCAGAGACCCCGACGGGAATATACACGAAATAATCAGAAGTAAGATATTCATTCCCGCAACGGTTTTCGATAATAAAGCACTATTGGATAACAACCCCGGCTATCTCGCTACGCTTGACCAGTTACCGCAGGCGGAGCGGGATGCTCTTTTGTACGGCTCCTGGGATTCATTCAGCGGTCAGGTGTTCGGCGAATTCAAAGACGACACCTCGCATTACGCGGACAGGCAATGGACGCATGTCATTGACCCGTTCCCGATACCCGCTCACTGGACGATCATACGGGCGTATGACTTCGGATATACAAAGCCCTCGGCCTGCTTGTGGATAGCGGCCAACGAGGAAGGGCGGAAATATGTGATCAGAGAATTCTACACCTGGACGGGAACGCCCGATGTGGGAAATAAAATGCACCATATCGCCCAGGCGGAAAAGATAAGAGAAATAGAGAACACAGACCCGAATCTAAAAGGCAGAAACATTCTCGGTGTTGCCGACCCCGCGATATTCGACGAATCAAGGGGAATGAGCATAGCCGAAGATATGGCAAAGGCTCCGAATTATGTTGTATGGAGACCCGGCGACCACAACAGGCTGCCGGGCAAAATGCAAGTGCACTATCATCTGGCTTTTGACGAGGACGGCGACCCGATGATCCAGTTTTTTAAGGGGTGCAAAAACATAATCCGCACGCTTCCCGAATTGACTTATGACGAGACGAATGTGGAGGATGTTGACAGCCAACTTGAGGATCACGCTTATGACGCCCTGAGATACGGGCTTATGGAGAATCCGATCACGCCGAGAGCAAATAAGCCGAAACCTGTTGATAAATACGGCGATTTAAGCCCGCTCGCCGAGAATAAGGGCGAGATCATTCAATTTAACATTTAAGGGGGAATACAAATGCCCGAGATAACAGAGAAAAGAATGCCGATAGACAAAGAGGCAATAAAAAGGGCGTCCTCAATACTTCAAAAATACAAAGACGGCAAGGTAAACCTTGAGCAGAAGATAATCCGAAATGAGCAGTTTTGGAAACTCCGCCATTGGGAGCAGAACAGAAAAGACAAATGGGTACCGGCTACGGCATATCTTTGGAACGCTATCACAAGTAAGCACGCCGATTATATGGAAGCCTACCCCGAGCCGAATATACTTCCGAGAGAAGCGAGCGACCAGGGGCAGGCGAAAATGCTCTCCGAGATCATACCCGTTATTCTCGAACAGAATGAATTCCGAAAAACATGGAGCGACTGCGGAACATATAAGCTCAAGCAGGGCGCGGGAATTTACGGCGTATTCTGGGATAAAAGCAAGAACGGGATCGGTGATATCACCTGCGAGAAAATTGACGCACTTAATCTATTCTGGCAGCCGGGAATAACCGATATTCAGAGGAGCCGAAACATATTCCACACCGAGCTTGTCGATAATGACATCCTCGAAGCTCAATATCCGCAGCTCAAGGGGAAGCTCGGCGCGGATGTAAACATATACACGGCGAAGTATCTTTACGATGACAATGTTGACACAAGCGAAAAGTCAACGGTAATTGGCTGGTACTACCACAGAACGAATTCACAAGGTAAGAGAGTGCTTCATTACTGCAGATTCTGCGGCGATGAGGTGCTCTCTGCTACTGAGAACGACACGGAGCCTCTGACCGCTCCCGTAATGGATCCCGCGACGGGTATGCCTGCAATAGATGAGCTGGGAAATCCCGTTACACAGATTATCGCACAGCCGAAATCCGAAACGGGCATTTACGACCACGGGCTTTATCCTTTCGTTTTCGATGTTCTGTATGCGGTGGAGGGTACGCCCTTCGGCAACGGAATGACCGATATTTTCAAAGATACGCAGATAGATATAGATATGCTCAACAGAGCGGGCGTGAAAAACTCGCTTATGGGCGCGACACCGCGATTCTTCAAGAAACAGGACTGCAATGTAAATATCGAAGATTTTGCGAATTGGGAAAAAGAAATCATAGATGTTGCGGGCAGACTTGACGAAGAATCTTTAAGACAGATAGAGGTCGCGCCGTTGTCATCGGCATATTTCGAGACGCTCAACGGACAGATCGAAATGCTCAAAGAGACGAGCGGAAACCGTGATGTAAACAACGGTGGCTCTCCTTCGGGCGTAACGGCGGCAAGCGCCATTGCCGCACTCCAGGAGCAGGGCAACAAAGGCATAAGGGATGTCATATCCACCTCCTACGAAGCGTATAAGCAAATCGTAATAATGATTATCGAACTTATCAGACAGTTCTATGATGTTCCCCGCCAGTTTCGCATTATCGGCGAAGGTCATCAAATGGAATTCGTCTCGTATGACAATTCGGGAATCAAGCCGCAATCGCAGGGCGTTGATTTCGGTATGTATATGGGCGAGAGGCTTCCTCTGTTTGATATAGAAGTCGGGGCGCAGAAGGCGACCACATATAACAAAATCAGCCAGAATGAGCTGATGTTACAGTTTTATAACCTTCAATTCTTCAATCCGCAGAATGCAGACCAGGCGCTTGCCTGCCTTGAGGGAATGGATTTCAACGGCAAGCAGGATGTAACGGACAGAATCAAGCGGAACGGCACGCTTATGGATGCCTTTATGCAGTTGTATCAAATGACCCTCGGTATGGCACAAGCCTATGATCAAAGAGCCTTGCCCGCGTTACAGACCCTTGCAATGCAAGTGGGTATGGCACCGCCTCAGATGCCGATGAGCACAATGTCGCAGGATACCAATGCGGTAGAAACAGACGAATTCGGAGGGCTGAAAGGCGAGGAACACCCGTTTGTTAAAAGCGCACGGGAAAGAGCACAGAACGGCACTCAGCCGAGTTAAGGAGAATTTATGATTACGATAACTTACAGGCAGGAAAAATACAGCTTAACGATTAAAGGACACGCCAATTATGACGAGAAGGGCAAGGATATAGTCTGCGCGGGTGTTTCGACGCTGTTTTACACACTTTGCAACGCCCTTCTGAAAGCACCTAAAACATGGTTTAAGGAAGAGCCTGATATGGCAGATTCCCTTACGAGCAAAACGGGAGTGTCGCATATCAAATGCACTCCCGCTAAAGGGTATGAAACATACATTACGCTGATGCTCGAAACGATTTTGACGGGAGCCGAGCTTATTGCGAGTAAATATCCCGATCATGTCAATTTTAAGGTAATGCGGAAATAACCGCTGCCGATATAATGACACCCCGGAAAGAAAGACGGGAGAAAGGAGCCGAAATGGCTGAAATTTTATTTGATTTGCAGATGTTTGCGGAGGGCAGCGCACCCGCCGGAGACGGAGCAACAACGGGCGAAAACGCGGGCACCCCGACCGCACAGGGAGAACAGGCGGCAACCCCTACCGCAGAGGACAGAGACGCACTCTATAAGAAATTCAAGGAGGATTTCAAGGATCAGTATGATGCCGATGTGCAGGCAGTTGTAAAAGACCGTCTCAAGAAATCCAAAGCCGAGAGCAAAAGCTACAGAGAGCGCCTCGACAAGCTCGCGCCGATCATCGAAGAAACCGCAAAAAAATACGGTGTAGAAGCAGATGACTACGATTCTATTCTTCTTGCCTTCAAAAACGATGACAAGAGATATGAAGAAGAAGCCTATGCCAAAGGAATGACGGTCGAGCAGGTCAAGTACATACATCAAATTGAAGATGAGAACAGAGCACTTATGGCAGCGCAGGAAGATGCGAGGCGGCAAAGGCAGATTGAGGAATGGGACAGACAGTTTGCAGAGCTTCTGTCGATATATCCCAATGTTGACCCGGCGACCGAAATGCAGAATGACACTTTCCTCCGCTATATGAATGCGGGCGTACCCATAAGGGACGCTTTTGAGATTGTTCATAAGGACGAGCTGACCGCAGGCGCAATGCAATTCACGGCGAATAAAGTAGCCGAGAAAATGGCAAACGCCGCGAGGACAAACAGCTCTCACCCCGACGAAAACGGAATGAATAAACAGGCGGCTGCTGTAATGACCCCGAATATCTCTTCAATGACCCTTGAACAAATGAAAGAAATGATTAACAGAGCAAGGGCAGGAGAACAGATTGATCTTCGCAATCATTTTTAATTAAATCTCCTGCCCTGAATTAAGAAAGGACAGGAAAACTATGAAAAAACTTATTTTTGACCTTCAGCTTTTTGCTGAATATGCAGGCAATAACGGCGGTAATTTTCTTAATACCGACCACATTGACGCAACCGATATGTCCACCACAGCGAATATCGGTGCAGGCTACGGCGTAGCAAGCGGTAATCCGCTCTCAAATCTTTCCGCAGAGATGAAAGAGTTTTACTCGCAGCTTCTGATTAAAGATGTGGGTCCGGCTCTTCTTCACGCACAGTTTCTTGAGAGCGAATCGCTTCCCAAAAATCACGGCAGAACGATTGAGTGGCGTAAATGGACTGACTTTGAGAAGCAGACCACTCCCGTTACCGAGGGCGTAACTCCCAAGCCGATGAAACTTTCCGTAAATCCCGTTCGTGCGGAACTTTCGCAGTTTATCGGCTGGGTGCTTCTTACCGATCAGGTGCAGCTTATGACCATCGACAATGTTCTTGTCGAATATACCGAGAAACTCTCTCAGAATGCAAAGCTTTCTCTTGATACCATTACCAGAGAGAGAATTATCGCAGGTAACGACGATCAGAACAATGTTGCTTTTGCAGGCGGCGCTAACGCTATTTCGGGGCTTACCGCGACCTCGCTCATCACTCCTGCAGATGTTGCTAAAATGGCTACTTTGCTCAAGAATAACAACGCTCCCAAGATTGATGGTGCTTATGTAGCTATCATTCATCCCGCTGTTGCTCTCGATCTGATGACTAATGAAAACTGGATTGATGTTACAAAGTATTCCGCAGCTACACGAATATTCGACGGTGAAATCGGCAAGCTTTACGGCGTAAGATTTGTAGAGAGCACCGAGGCAAAATTTACGCCCGCTGCAGGTGGCAATGTTGCATATTTCACTTGCCTCTTCTTCGGCAGAGGCTTTGGCAAGAAAGTCGCTATCAACAGCGAGAACGCAAGAATTATCGTTAAGCCCGTCGGCTCTTCCGGCTCTGAAGATCCCGGTGAGCAGAGAGGCTCGGTTGCGTGGAAGGTTGACGGCTACACCGCTGCAGTTACCAATCCTGCATATCTGTTTAAGTATTATTGTACTTCATCGATCGCTGCAAGCGTAGCAGCAAACGACTAAATACCACTTACAAGAACGGCAAATAAAGGGGAGGCGCAAGTCTCCCCTAAACTTTTATAAGGAGTAACAAAAATGGCAGAAAAAACCGAAAAAACCGTTAAAAAAACTGACGGCAATGTAACTATCAGAATTCCCAAAGTGCCCGGTCAGAAGGTACAGGAGGATGTAGTGATCTCAATATGGGGCAAAAGATACCAGATACAGAGAGGTGTTGATGTATCCGTCCCTAAAGAGGTTGCGGAGGCATTCGCGCTTTGGCAGAGCGAACGCGATGAGGCAAGCCGAATCGAATTTGAACTGTCAGAAACTTAATTGCTCGGGGAGGGGCAACACCCTCCCCTGATTCCTAAAACGGGGTGATAATATGACAGCACAGCAGGCAATAGAAAGAGCAAACGAAATGAAAGCGGGTAACGCCGTGCCCGATGAGCTTAAACTTGAATGGCTCACAGAACTTGACGGCATGATTTATAAAGATTGTGTACTCACACATTTACACGATTTCAGATTTTCCAAATGGTGGACTTACGAGGACGGCAAATGGATATTCAAGGCCGCTCCGAAATATACGCAGGGTAACTCGGACGAAACGCTTATCGCGGACGCGCCCGATGAAGCCGTTTATATATACTGGCTAATGTCGAAAATAGACCTGTTTTCACAGGAAGAACATAGATACAATGTGGATTTCGCACAGTTTGAGGACGCTTTCAGGGTATTCAAGGCAAGATACCACAGAACGCATACTCCCGTGCCGAATCCGTCAATTAAAGTAGGTGTTTTCAGATGACTTACATTGAGGAACAGCAGACCTCGGTCGATATGATATCGGAGTTTCACGGCTACAATCATAATCCTGTCATAAGCGAAAACGAGTTTTTTGATATGGAGAATATGACGGGCGACGGATACCCCGTCATAAAAACGAGGGATAAAAGAGGGATAATGCCTCTGCCGCTTCCTGAAAACTATCATTTACTCGCGATAGAAGGAAAGGAAAAACCTTTCATTTTGATAAAGGACAATAACAACAATGGTTATGTAGCCTTTTTTAATCTCGAAACAGAAGAATTAGAAAATTTAACGATTATAGGTACTGTATCAGAGGGCGAAAAAAGCCTTGTATCAATGGGCGCAAATGTAATTGTTTTCCCAGACAAAAAGATAATAAATACGCTGAAAACAGAAGAGGGACAATTCGTTGTTCAAAGCCTTGAAGTCGAGCATTATTTTGAAAATGCCGGCGCATATATGAAATCAAACGGCGAAAATGTAAGTTCGGCAAGCTCAGGCTCAATATTACCTACAAATCCTACAGACGGCCAGTATTTTATTGAGACGGGAGAAACAGCGGTAGTTAAACAGTTTTCGGAAGCTCTCGGCAGATGGGCTACTCACGCATCATATTTGTATATCAATTTCGGAGAAGCGCACGGTTTTAATCGAGGCGACGCCGTAAAGATAGAATGCGAAGCCATTACCGGTTACCTAACAGCTCAGAAAAGCTTTGTCATTAGCGATGCCACAGATACATCTATAACCGTTCAATGCACATATAAAAACAAAATGTCAGCGCTTTCCAATCTTGACATTACCGTTAAAAGAGTGCTGCCGGATATGGACTTCATCATTGAATCCAACAACAGATTATGGGGCTGCCATTACGGCTTGAATGCCGACGGTGAAATGATCAACGAGATATTTGCCTCAAAGCTCGGCGACCCGTTTAACTGGTATTATTTCGCCAATACAAGCATTGATTCCTATTATGTTTCTCTGGGTGCGGACGGAGACT